ATATTTTAAAAGATTTTTAAAAAATTATAAATACATTTAAAAAAGGATTAAAAATGAAATTTTTAACAGAAAGAATTATTAACGAAGCTAACGAGTCTGGCTTAGTTATCGGTAAATTCAGAATTTTAACGAATTCTCATGTTAAGCTGATTCAGCACGCTATCAATAAATTTGGTCATGCTTCTGTAGTTCTTGTAACTGGCAAGAATACTCTTCAATCAAAAGAACTTAGAAGAATGATGTTAAACGCTCTTTTAAATCAGAGATTTAGAGATAAAGTTGAAATTATCGAATTTAAAAATGCTGATTTAGTAGCAATCAAACCACTTTGTAATTTTAAACCAGTTGCTCTTTTCTGCGGTTCAGACAGATCTTTTGGTTATCAAAAGATGGTTCAAAAGTACGATTTAGGAATTGAAGTAATTGAAACAACAAGAACTGAAGAAGATTTATCTGCTTCAAAAGTTATTGCTAACATCAACGACGAAGCTTACTTTAGAGCAAACACTCCAAAAGAGATTTGGCCTTATTATGAAAATCTTAAGCAGTTCTACATGGTAAATGAAAACGAAGTTGACGACGAGATCGAAGATGTTGAATTTGCCGGTGTTGATTGTGAATACACTGATATTGAAGATTTTGAAGACAAAGAATGTTGTGAAGACGATTCCGTAATTGCTACTGATGCAATGGTTAACGGATTAGCTGATACTGAATATGTGACCGGTGCTGAAAATATTCCTGACGGTTCAACCTCAGCTGACACTCCTGTCGCAGTTCCACCTGGTAATTCTTTAGGAACTCAAACTGGTGATATTGCACCTGTTGAAGACAGAATTTTTTCAAAGTATTTTACAAGAAGAATTAAACCTAAAAATGTTGTTATAACAAACGATGATATTTATGAGGGTGATATTCAGGAACCTGAACACAGAGAACAGATTCAGGATTTTGTTCCGTCAATTGATCCTGACGCTGAAGAAAAATCTCCAGCTGAAAAAGCTTCAAAAACAGCTTTTTCATTCATTACGAGACTTCAGAATGACGAAGAACCGGTAGCAACTGCTCCGATCGTTAAACAAGATATTTAAAAAATCAGCTTTCTGAGTCTGTACTCAGAAAGTTTTCTTTAATAAACTGGCAGAGATAAAAATTATAAACCAGAAGATCTAAATAATCTGATTCAAACGGTTTTTTCTCTGCCTTTAATCTTTTTAAAACTTTCCAGCCTTGCCATTTAGGATATTTTTTCTTTTTAATGCCTTTATAGGTATTTAAACACATTGGCTTATTATATGTTTTAAGCTCTAAATATTCTAAAAATTCCATTTTACCCTTTATTTTTTGAAATTAACACTGAATTATAAGCTTGAATATAAGCTTTAATATTTTCAATGTCTTTTAATAATAATGCTAAATTATTTTGCGTTCTGATATCAAGGCTAGAAAGATCTTTTAAACGATTTTCAAGATTATCAATCTGCGATTGAAGATCTTCAGTGGTTTTATTTAATAAAGCAAAAATATTATTCGTTTGGTTTATTAAATCGTTGACGTTGCTCGCAAGCTCAGACTGTTCATTTGATTTTTTAATCGTATCTAAAAGATTCTTTTCGTACCTTTTCCAAAGATATAGACAAGCAGACAGAAGTAATGTTATTACTCCGCCCATGGAAATTGAGTCATTGGCTAAAATTTCGTTTAAATCTAACATTATGTGTTTCTTATAATTATAATAATAATATTTATAATATATAAATATAAAGTATTTAAAAAGCTTTTAAATACAATTTTTTAAAGCAAGTTGCTTAATTTTTTAACCGTCGTCGAAAGAGGCAAAATATGTACTACGTAAGAAACTATAATGACAACAATTTAACTAAATTCCCACTTCACACTATCCTTTCTGAAGCAGAGAAACTTCTTAAGGATCCTTTTAACGAAAAATCTGAAGTTCAGAGATATCCGTTAACAAACATCGGCTATGCCGGTAAAAAGCTTGTATTTACCATTGCTTTAGCTGGATTTAAGCCAGAAAATATCAAATTAACCTATGTTGGAAATGTGATAAAAGTTGTCGCAACTATCGAAGATTCACATAAGAGTTTAGACAGTCGAAACTGTAAATGCTCATGCTGTAATCCGAATATAACATGGGTTCAACAGAATATATCCTTTAAAGATGCCGAGAGAATTTTCAGACTCCCTGACACTTATATGGATTGTGACATATCTTCAAAGTATGTGAATGGTTTATTGACAATTGTGGTTACTCCAAAAGAGGAAGATCCTTCACAGATTGAAATTTCAACTGAAGACACAGATCTTTTAGAAAAATGTGACTGTAAGTGTAAATGTAATTCTGAAGAACCAGAACAGGAAAATTCAGAACCAGAAACTCCAGTTCAAGAACCAGAAGAAGAACCAGAACCAGAATATCAACCATAATATTTTAAAATAATTTTTAAAGGCACTTTAAAGAATTTTAAAGTGTCTTTTATATAAATAAAGATAAAAAAGGAATTTTTTATGTTTAAGAATTTTAAAGAATTAGCGGAAGCTTACATGCAGAATAACCGCTTTTTGAAATATGGAAAGCTTGTTATTAAAGATATCCGAGACGGAAAGGAAATCGGATTTGGTGAAAAAGAAGTTTTAGATAAAAACCGTTATATTCTGCCTCAGGAAGATGCCGATAAGCTTGAAGATATTTACAATAACAATCCTGAAGCAATTTCAGATTTTGTTTTCTCTAACGGTCTTAAATGGAATAAGATTTTTAAAGGTGTTTATTCAAACTATCAAAACCGCGGATTTAAAGTTGAATCTCAAATCGGCGCCGAGTGGAAAGAATATCAAAAAACCGGTTTTATCTCAAGAGATTATATGAGAAAAGTTTTAGATATTGCCGAAGAAAAATGGCCGGAATGCACTTTAGTTGCCGTAAGAGAGGAAGGTTCTTTAAATAAATCAAGAAAAACAAATGTTCAAAACGGTATTTTAACAATTGAAGGAGATGGTTCTATTCTCACTGACTGTACTTTGGTTTTCACTGATAAAGGTGGAAGAGAAAGAGAATTATATTTATCTATCAAAGCTGGGCCTTCAGTAACATTCGTAAATTTAGGTTTAAAGAAAATTCTTAAAATATCCGAAATGACAAAATGCTCTGAAACAGGAAATCCTAAGGAACTTTCAAACGGTGCTTTACAGCTTCTGAACTTTTTAGGAATTGAACCAGTAAGATTTTGTAAGATTTTCACTGAATACAAAGGGCTTGATCAGGGATCTTCAAAAGTAAAAGAAAAACAATATGTAGATATTAATTTAAATAATAAAGATTTTAAAAACTTTTTATATAATTTAATCGGATATAATTACGTTCTTTTACATGATATGGGTAGTAAAGTTCATGTTCTTGAAATGACGCCAGAAAAAGCTAAAAAATTATCTTCAAACATTTCAAAAGCGCAGGTTCTTTATCCTAAAGACGGTGCAGCAAAGAGAGTTGATATTCTTTTAAATCTTGACGGAATTCTTGAAATAAAATTAAATATCCGCTCTAAAGACGGTACTGTTTTCCCTACTCATTTAATGGGTGATTATAAATTCTTAAGTTATGATTTTTAATGATGTTTTAAAAAGGCTCAAAAGAGTTCTTTCAAAAGGTGATAAAATGAATTTATCTAAATTAAAAACAGTTTTTCCTAAAGCTAAAGAAGGAATTTTTGATGTTCTCGAAAGAGAATTGAATTTTAAAGACTGGTCAACAGAGTCTAAATATCAGTTTTTAGCTCAGTGTGCTCACGAATCCGCTGGATTTGCTGTTTTAAAAGAAAATCTTAATTATTCAGCAGATGGATTGTTAAAAGTTTTTCCTAAATATTTTAACAAAGAATCTGCCTTGAAATACGCAAGAAAACCTGATGAGATTGCTGATATTGTTTATGCTAACAGATTAGGAAACGGTTCTGTTATTTCCCACGACGGTTCAAAATACAAAGGACGTGGTTTAATTCAAATCACAGGAAAAACGAATTATGCTAAATTCGGACACGAAAACGACCCTGAATATTTGGAAACATTAAAAGGTGCTGTTGAATCCGCTTTCTGGTTCTGGGAAACAAACAAACTTTATGAAATCTCAGATTTTAAAACATTAACAAAGAAAATCAACGGTGGATTAAACGGTTATGAAGACCGTTTAGCAAACCTTCAACGAATTAAAAAAATTTTAGTTATTTAATATATAATAATATATAAAAACATTTTTAAGAGCTCTTAAATGAGCTCTTTTTTAACAGTTCAAATAATAATTATAATAAAAAGGAACTTCAAAACGCTTTAAAAAATAAACTCAAAAAAATTTATTTTTTAAAACATTTTGAAAAGCCATCAAAAATGGCTTTCTTATGTTTAGCGTAGCCTTTCTTTAGAGCTTTCTTTCTGTCTTTAAAAGTCTTTGCTTTATTGATTAAACAATCATACTTGGCAACAAAATTTCGTTCCTTAGGAACTTTAATTTTAATTTTCATAATAAACTCCTTCGATAAAATATTATTATATCGCAAAAATAATTTTTTGTAAACACTTAAAATACAACGTAATAGACTTTTCATAAAAGTTCATTACGTTGTTTTTAAAAATTTCAATTTCCTTATATAAAGAATACTTAAAAATATTTCAAATAAATACTCTTAAAAGAGGTCAAAAATGGAATTTATTATTTTATTCTTTATTTTATCGTTTCCGCTTTTTGTTATTCTTATTTTATCACATTTAAGCAGAAAAAGATTTAATTCCATCCGAACGGGTCAATTTCGTCCTTATTAACAACCGGTTTCATTACTCGTTTGTCTAAAGACGGTTTTAAAGGTTCGACAGTTGAAACAGTGTCGTTAACTTCAGCTTCAAAATCCTGTTCTTTCTTTGTTTTAATCAATTTTTCGAAGTAATTATCTAAAGCATCAATAGAGTCAATCTCATCTTCTATTTTGTCTTTAATACATTCGTCACTTTCAGGAATGTCTAAAGTTGCTGTGATATCAGAATTTTTAATCTCATCATGAAGCTTGAAATTGTAAGTATTTAAGGAAAGTTTAAAAACACACTTGGCGTCGGAATATGCCCAGAGATTATTAACCCCAGGATTTAAAATCTCGATATTTGTTATTTCCATCACTTTGTTTGACGGTAAAACAACTAAAGAACTCATTAACGAATTCGTATCAAATCCGAGTTTTAAACATTCCTGAGCAGAGCAGTAAACTGATGTTTGCTCAGTGTTTAAAAATCCAAAATCCCCAAACTGATAGTTAGAAAAATCAAAATTTTCAGCATTATCAGGCAGCAAATGAATTGTGAAAACATCGGAAGAATTTGTCTTTATCGAAGACCAGTCTCCAAAAACTTCTTTATCAAGGTTGATTTTTTCTGTTTTTAATAGTTTTGCTTCTATTCCGTAAAGTTTAATACACTCACAAATAAGTGAGTTATTTAAAGAATACTCATTTGAGTGAGTGAAATTAAAATTCATTTTAAGATTCCTTTTAAATATTTTTATAATTCTTTATATAAAGAATATCAAAAAAAAATTTTTTATAACGTAATAGACTTTTTATAAAAGCTCAATACGTTGTTTTTAAATTCATTTAAGTTCTGAAATTATTTATAAATAATTTAAAACATTTTAAGAGATTTAAAATATGTTATTACTTGAACAATTTAAAAATTTTTTCACCCCTCATAAAAAAACTAAAGCATCTTCAACTGTAAATCCTGAGAAGGTTATAAACAACCTTTCTGACGATACAGGTCCAGGGAGATTTAATGACTTTTTCGATTATGACGCTAAAGCAGCATCGTATTTCACATCTGTTGACAGAACAGATTTAATCTTAAAACAGATGGAAAAAATAATGTCATATCGTCAAGTAGCGATGCAGGCAGAAGTGACAAACGCGATTGATATCATTGTTGACGAAATAATTTTCAGCTATGACGGTTTCCCTTTAAAGTTCAATCTTAATGATAAAAATCAGAAGCTCCAAAAAGGTTTTGAAAAAGCCTGGAAAAAGATTATTAAATTAGGTAATTTTAATAAGAACCTTTTTGATTTTATCAGACGCTCATATATTGACGGTCAAATGATTGTTCACTGTGAGTACGATCCTAAACGAATTAAAAAAGGAATTCAAGCTATCAGAATGATTGACCCTGTAGGGTTTTATTTTGATGCTGAAACTCAAACCTGGAAATACGCCGATAACAATGTTGGTTTGAGCAATCTTTATTTCAATAAGAAAGAAGACGAAGAATATCAGATTGAAGAGATTGTGAGAACAGATTTTGGTATCTGGCATGACCATTTATGTCTTTCATATCTTGAGTATGCGATTAAATCCGCAAATATGTTAAAAACCTTAGAAGATCTTTTAATTCCTTTAAGATTTTCGCGCTCGATGTCCAGACGAGTTTTTAATGTTGACGTTGGAGATTTGCCTACAAAACGAGCAGAAGAATACATGAAGGATATTCAAAAACAGTTCCGATATAAAAAGTTTTATAACAACGAAACTGGTGAAGTAACAAATCAGCAGCACATCACATCGATGGTAGAAGATTACTGGTTTGCGAACCGTTCAGGCTCAAGAGGAACTGAAGTAACAACTATTGATGAGTCCGGAAATTTAGGTGAGTTGACAGATATTATCTATTTTTGTAAAAAACTTTATCGTTCTTTACACATTCCATCTTCACATCTTGATATTGACCCTGATGCTGACCACACATTCTCTTCTGACCCTACAGATACAACAACAGAAGATGTTAAATTTATGAACTTTATCTCGAGAGTTCGAAAAGTTTATTGTGAATTCTTTAAAGATCTTTTAAAACGTGAAGTTATTTCAACCGGTGTTTTAAAAGAGTCTGAATGGAACAGAAGAGATTCAGATATCGAAATTGTTTTTTCTAATGAAAATTTATTTATAGAAAAAATGAAATCTGTTGTTCTACAGGGTAAGATTGACTCCTGGTCCTCAGCTAAAGATATCGGCGGAACTGTAATGTCATTCTCTAACTTAATGAAACAGACTTTTGGATTCACCGAGCAGGAAATTCAACAGAACCTGATTGATATCAAACATGAAATTAAAGATCCAGCTTTCAGAAAACTCTATGAAGATGCGGGATTTATTATCGGTGACGAAATTGATGAGTACACAACTCAAGCTGATGATTTAAACAAAATAACAAAAGATAAAGAAGAAGATTCTGACGAAGATTTAGAAGACTCTGAATATGCAGATCTTTTGAAAAATGTTTAAAAGCATATTTATAAAATTTTAAAAAGCACTGAAAATCTTGAAGTTTTCAGTGTTTTAATTATAAATATAATTAAAAATGCTTTTAAAAATCGGAGATTAAAATGACTGAAATGGTTAGTCCAGGTGTTTATTTAACCGAGAAAGACCTTTCAACTGTTGCTACAAATAATTCACAGTGCACAACTGTTTTTGCTGGCAAATTCACGAAAGGTCCATTGGAAAAATACACTCAAATTACAAATGTTGACGAGTTAATCAGTTTTTACGGAAAACCAAATAACTCAAATTATAATGACTGGTTCCAGTGTTACAATTTTTTACAGTATGCTGACAATCTTCTTATTTCAAGAGCCTGTAATGTTAACGGCGCCGCTGAAAATTTAGATGCTGCTTTTTTAGAGTTTAACTCTTTAGAAGGCTGGGGCATTCAGGAATTCGGAACTTCAACTTACGGTATTACGTCAGATGTTTCATGGGCGTTTGTTGATAAACATGTTGATGTTCAAGCCGGTGATATTGTTTCATTCGGAACTTCTGAAGTTGATGTTGTAGATGCCTCATATCCTAAATTCAAAGTTTTAGCTTATCTTGAAGACACTACCACAAGAGTTATTGAACAGGTTGACGCAAACGGAATTGTAACACACGCTCAAGTTCAGGAAAAAATTTATGCTATCAAATTAGACAGAGCGCCGACAATGATTGTTGATAATCGCGAAATTCAAGCTGAACCGAACACCCCTGTTTTCAAAATTGATATTGCTCTCAACGGTTCAACAGAAGCTTTAGATTATGAGTCCGCTCAAGAGCTTCAGATTGATTGGAAGAAAACAAAGAAGGCGACATACTCAATTCCTTTTAGAATTCCAAAATATCTTGACAGAACAGATTATTATAATAATCAGAAGAAAACAAAGACCGTTGAAAAAGAAGATATCAACACAGGTGAGTGGTATTCTGAAAATTATGAAGTTTACGAGAAAAATACCCCGACTATAGAAGATGCAGGATTTTTATTTAAGCTTAATCGTCAGATTAAAAATGATGATCATTTTTCTTTAATAAAAGATTCTTTAGCATTTTCAAATGTTTCTGCTAAATTAAAATTCTTCTCAAAAACTCCAGGAACTGAAGATGCGAAATACAGAATTTGTATCTGCACACCTCAGGATTTTGCTGTTAATGACACAAGATTTGTAGGAAATCACTGTACAAAATATGTTTGCGAAGGAATAACAATTGATGGATTGTTCGAGTATGCTCCTAAATTAGGTTCTGCTCAGATTGCAGTTGTAATTTACGACCCGATTGAACTTGAAATTAAAGAAACATGGTTATGTTCTTTAGACCCTAAAGAAGTTGATGCTTATAATAATTCTATGTATATAGAAGATATTATTAACCGTCAGTCAAACCTTGTTTATGTTAAAGATAATGTTTCAAAAGATTATTCCGTTCAAATTGATCAGTACATTCTCGATGTTTACGGTAATAAAATTGTTAAAACAACTAAAGATCCAAACGGCAATTTAGTTCAGGTTTTGGATTATTTAGGAAATCCTGTTTACAGAACTCAAACTGTGACAGTTCCTAACATTTCGTCATATTGTTTTATCTATGATTCAATCAATAATCAGTATTATGGACGTTCTTTAACATTAGAATGTGCTTCTGATTCTGAAATTCAAGAAGACGATTTAATGGAAGCTTTTGAAGTTTTCGATAACAAAGAAGATATTGATGTTGATATTATTATCGCAAACGAACTTGACAACGGTCGAAGCGCTTTAAATCTGGCTGAAACCAGACAGGATTGTATCGCTTATTGTGGAATTCCTTTAGAGTATGCTGGTTCTAATATCTGTGTTGGTCAAAAAGCGTCCACAGCAACATCAAACATTGTAAAATTCAGAAACTCTATCAATTACAATTCGATGTGGATAAATCTTTGTGCTAATTATAAATATCAATATGACCGTTATAACGATGTTTATAGATGGTTAAATATCGCTGGTGACTGCGCAGGTTTAAGAGCAAAATGTTCAACTGAAAACGATTCGTGGTGGGCTGCTGCTGGTTTAGATCGTGGCCAGTTAAAGAATGTTACAAAATTAGCTTACGCTCCAAATCAGACTCAACGCGGAACTTTGTACACTAACGGAATTAATCCTGTTATCACATTCCCAGGTGAGGGCACTGTTCTTTGGGGTCAGAAAACAATGTTAAACCGTAACTCATCGTTTAACCGTGTGAATATCAGATGCTTGTTTAATACAATCGAAAGAACTTTAGCGAGAATGTCCAGATACTCAGTATTTGAATTTAACGACGCTTTCACAAGAAACAAAGTTATTTCAACAATTAAACCGTATTTAGCACAGGTTCAGGCAGGAAGAGGTATTACAGAATTCAAAGTTGTTTGTGATACTTCAAATAATACCCCTCAGATTATTGCTGAAAATAAACTGAATGTGGATATTTACATCAAGCCTACTTACGTTGCTGAATTTATTCATTTAACATTTATCAACGTAGGTGTTAATAACTTTAATGTTGTTGTAACCGAGTAATTTTTTAAAGGCACTTTTAAAGTGCCTTTTAAGGATTTATAAAATGAGTTTTAAAGACTATATTTTAGAAAGCGTTAACAGAGAGTATAGAGAAAAGTATGTAGGAAAAATCTTAAGATTTAAAGGATTAGACGGTTCACCAGCTTTTCAAGGAAAAGTTGGAGAAGACGATATCGGTTTATATGTCACTGTTTTAAACCCTTTTCGTAAACATTTTAATAAAGGGCAGGAATTGGTCATAAATGTTAAAATTGAGAAAAACCGAGAATATTTAAAGGTTTATGACGAGCAAAACGAATTTATAGCTTATTACGAGGATTTATAATGAATTTTAAAGATTATTTAACTGAAGGAAACGAAGTTATAAAAGAGATTGAAAATTATTTTAAAGAAAATAAATTTAAAGCAAAGGTTTTAAGTTTAAATAAAAATATTTTAAGTCTTGAAGCTGGCAACTCTGCTGCTATGTTTGGTATTACAATAAATTTTCAAAATCCTGTTTTTTATTCGTTTTCTGAAGAATATGGCTATCCTTCTTATGACCTTGTTAACAATTTAAAGGTTCTTGAAAAGTTTTTAGAATTTACAACAAAACATGAAGAAGATTTAAAGAAAATTATTTTTAAGTAAGGATTTATAATGAATTTTAAAGATATCTTTATAATAGAAAATGAAGAAAATTTAATTTCAAAGATTAAATCCGATTATGATTTTTATAATCTTGAAGTTAAGAAACAATCTAAAAAATTTAATTCTGTTAAAGATATTTCCGAAAATGATTATCCTCTTTTAAATGTTTCTGAGAACCTTTTAAAAGCAGTTTCAATATGTTTACTTTGTAAAGAATTTTTAAATGAATTTGAAAGTTCTAAAGATGTTAAAAAATCTTTAGGAAAATTAGAAAAATTTAAAAATTCTATGAATATTAAATATGCTGATTCCTGGTTAAAAGATTTATATTATAAACTTTAAAGGATATTAAAATGAATTTTAAAGAGTATTTAAATGAATGCCCGTTAAATGAAAACGAAATTACCAACCGTCTTGATTTTGTTAAAAGAGATTTTAATGAGCTCATTAAAAATGAAAAAGACGAGGCAGGATTGTATTTAAAGACAGTAAATCTTGTATGTAATGGACTTAAATTATTAGGAGCTTTTGACCCTAAAATGTTAAGTAATGAGTATGAAATAAATACTGAAAAATATAAAAAATTAATTAATGATTTAACCAAAAAATTAAAATAAAAATTAAAGATTTTAAGAAAAATCTTTTATGGAGATAAAAAATGAATTTTAAAGAATATTTAAATGAATGCCCGCTAAATGAAGGTGTTAACAACGCTCAAACAGCAAAATATGCTTTTGCTGAATTTTTGAAATATAAGGACGTTAAGGATAATACGCCAATTATTTGTATTAACGAAAAAGATAAAAAAATATATGATGTTTACGATATGAAAGTGGGCGTTTTAGAAAATGATGGCACATTTACTGAGCTTGGCTATGCTGATAAAAAATTGGTAAAAACAAATGGTGCAGTAATTGCTATTGTGTGTAAATGATTTAAACTGGAGAAAAAATGAATTTTAAAGAATATTTAAATGAATGCCCATTAAATGAAAAAGTAAAAGTTGATTTTGAGCAGTTTTTCTGGGAAATTTATGCAGTGACTGTTGACAACAACGATTTACCTAAATCAAAAGCATTTATTGAGAAAAATAAAAAGAAGCTGTCTTATAAAGAAAACGGCGGTAAAGCGCCAGCAGCAAGCTTTTTTGAAGGCTTCGTAAGAAAAGTTTGGATTCCTGAATTTTCTGAGTGGATAACAAGGGAAATGGAATTAAACAATATTTTAGCCCATGGTTATCCGTTCGCTAAATTTGGTGTTAAAGCATATATCGCTTTCGATATGTAAGGATTTTAAAATGAGTTTTAAAGAATTTTTAAACGAACAGATTATTAAAGAAGCTTCTGAACCTGTTCTTGAATTACTTAAAAAGACCTTGACCCGTTCAAGATTTTGTAACAAGTATGGTACAATGTTAACCCCTCAGACACTGGTTGTCCACTATGAGGAAGAAGATTCCTATTATGAGCACGTAGCTCCAAAAATAAGAATTGATTATAATTCAAAAGACCATTCAGCTGCTGTTTCATTCAGTGTTACCACTTGGGATA